GGCCGCCGTGTTCATCCTGGCGGTGCGCAGGTCGTCGACGATCGCGCGCGCCTTTCGGTCGGCCGCGTCGTCGGACCCCTGTCCGGCTGACACCCGAAGCGTGAGACCCCCGGTCCCTCAGCCAGACCGGGGGTCTTCTTTTTATCGGAGGGCGCTCAGCGTGACAGCCGGGCGGCTCAATCATTTGGAAATGCGTCGCGTTGCTGTGTGATTTTTGCAACGCTCTAGGTTTTTCATGCGCTAGCCAACGCCGAAGGTTAATTTCTCGTGTATGTTGTAAATCTACTGCAATGGGGGGACGTGTTCGATGAAATCACCAGTTGTTAAGCGCTCAATCATCCTCGCGGGTCACAAGACAAGCGTGAGCCTTGAGGATGCTTTCTGGACGGGGATGAAGGAGATCGCCAGCGGTCGCAACATAAGGTTATCGGATTTGGTTGGCTCGATCGATGCGCAGCGCCAGCACGGCAATCTCTCATCGGCGCTTCGGCTTTTTGTACTCAATCACTATCGCGGCCGACTATGCGATATGGAAGCCCGCTATGGGATTCGTGAAATGCTGTCTCATCCTGGCGAGGATGCACTCCTGAGCCACTGATTGGGGCCGCTCGGGTGTTCCGGGCGGTCCTCATTCAATGCGGCGCAGGCGGGCCTCGAACCACGCAACGACCTGCTCAAGCGTCAACCGATGACACTCAAGATCGACAACCAAGTCTTCCACGACCATTTCAAAGTCGCCGTCAGCCGCGAGCGGGATTAATTCGTAACCGCTCCTCCGGGTGAGTAGGTCCATCAGAAAGCGCGGTCCTTTTGTTGCCATCGACGAAGCCGTGACCGCCCGAAACCGCCTGCACGAGGGCGGCCGCCTTCTGCGAAATCGACCTAAAATACCCGCTGTACGGCCTGGAGATGGACGCCTCGATCGAGGCGAGATGCCGGATGCCCCTGAGACCACCGCCAACGTCTATGGCGGCCTCGTGGGCGCTGAGGGCGTCGGCGAGCGTTATCCGGTAGTGACGCCTACCGCTTGGCAAGCCGCTTCAATGCGTTTGAATAACGCTTCACCGCCCCATCGATCACGGTGGTAGAGCTGGCGGATGTGGCCAGGGTGGTATGCACACCACCAGATTGCACGCGCCAAACATCCCGGACCCGGCCGCGCTTGTCGGACGCGAGCACCGAAGCTGCTATTTTCTTTACTTCGGTTTTCTTATTCTGTTTGTCGGACATTGGCTCACCTCAACACGAATGTAGTCCGAATCCATGTCTTTTTCTAGCCTCCGCGGTCACGTGGCCATCCATGATCCGCCCGTGTGCCGCGGCATCACGAAGGGCGGCGGTGGCTCCAGCGTCTTCGCCTCACGCAGCATCATGACCGCGTAACGAGTGGCAGCCATGAGATCGTCGTGCTCCTTGAAGACCTTGCCGTCCTTGCGGTGATACAGCCTGAACTCTTCGAACCAATCGTTGAGCGTGTTGTAGACCTTGAATTTGCCGGTCTGCATTCGGTCGAGCATGTCCATGAGCCCGGCCTCGACCGACACGCTGCCGCCCGGTGTGCCATCATCGATGTTGGCGTGTGTGCGGGTCATCGTGAGGCCGGCAGCGGTGTACTGCTTGGCTAGAGAGATGCCGGCGCCCTCTAGCGTTTCCCGACGACCATCTCGCGGCCATGTCCAGATCAGTCGCTTGCCCCAACTCCGCAGCGCCGCTGCGTGTAGCACCGGAGTCGTGTGTTTCTCGCGCCATGCTCGAATGACGTAGACAACGTCGTTGTCGCGGTCCCACGCAAGCTCGACCGCCGCGGCAGGATGCTCGTAGCCGAAGTCCAAGCCGCCAATGTGGGGCCAATGCTTCGGGATGCTGGCCAGCGGCTCGATCGAAATGCTTGATTCGGGGATCGGGAAGATGCGACCGGAACCCAGCACGGGCACGCCCTTGATGCGCGCCTCTGCCTCGTGCGGCAGGTAGGACGCTACGATGCGCTTCTTGTCGGCCGCGCTGAAGTGCGGGGCATCATCGATCGTCGCCTGCGTGACGTGCCGGTCGGGATTCTTCTCGTGCAGGAAGCGTCTGACAACTTCCGTCACGCCATCCAACGGCGTGAACGTGATGAAGACGATGCCACCGGTCTCCTTGGTGCGGGTGAGCCCCTCGCTGTAGATATCGGCGGGACACTCCTCGTCGAACCAGATGACTTCGCAGGCAGCGCCCTGCCACTTCTCCCGGCCGCGCTCAAATGATTTGAACTGTAGCGCCGACGTTCCACCGCTCACATGCTTGATGCTCACGGTGTCGATCGCGGCAGGGATGCCGCGCGCTGGGGCGATGTCGGCAATGCAAGACTTGGGGACCATGCCTTGGCCCCATTCGAACTCGTTGAATGGAGGGCCGATCAGCTTGCCACAACGTCGCGCGTCGTTTCCGATGTGACGCCGGCAGCCCATGCCCTCACGGGCTTGTCGAAGCGCTTGCCGGGCCAGTCCGGCGGGTACAGTCCCGTCAGATGATAGGTCATCTCAGCGGCGCCGCATTCGGTCTTGCCGAAGCGGTTGGCTGCCATGAGCAGCCGCTCGCGGTGCGTCTTTCCCGCCGCAAAGAACTCGCGCTGCTTTTTGTACGCTTTGAAGGTGGCCAGCTTGTTCTCAGAGGCGCGTCGCGCTGCCTCCCTCTCAAGCTTGACCGTGAGCTTGCGCAGGTCAGCCGGGGATAGCGCCTCGGCAACGGCAGTCATGGCTTCACCTTCGGTGCCGGCAGTGCGGCTTTCTCTGGCGTGACATCTACGATCTTGAGCATTGCCTGCGCTCGCGCCAGGAGCTGCTGCAGGTCCTCGGTCGCTCATCTCGGTCATGGCATTGGTGTGGTCGATCGATATCTCGCGGGGGAAGAAATGCAGGCCGATCTTCAGGAAGGCCGCAGGGTCTTCCTTCGCCAATATCTTGATTGAGACCGCGCCGGACTTCTCGAACTCGGCAAGGTAGGCGTCGAGATACTTGCGCTGCAGCTTCGCACGCGCGGAGCCGTTCTTGCCCTCCTTGTTTGGCATGTAGGGCGCCGGGTTCTCTTTCGACCAACGGGCCATCGCTATTCGCCGCCGCAGCCGGCCTGCTGCACAGCAGCCCGCCACTGGCCGAGATCCCGAGACATGATCGCAAAGCCGCCGGCGCCGGAGATGAACGTGCGTTCGTGCGCGCAATAGCCGTGGTGCGTCTTGGTCCAGCTCAGCAGCCCCCGCTGCGAACAGCGGTCCGCGTCAACGATCGCGCGGCGCAGCACGTCGCGGACCCAAGACGCCTTGGAGCGGTACGCCCGGTGAGCAGCGCGGTGCACGGCCTCGGCCAGCTCAGGGTCCAGGGGGACGTTCAACTGTCGTTTCTGATCAGCCAAATAGGCGAACCTCGTTGGGCGCACGTGTGCGCGGGGTAGCGATCTAGTCTTTCGGAGTGCGCTGCTTCGGCTGATTGCCAGCTTCAATGAACCGGCATGCGAACAACGGTCGGTGATGAGGTTAGCCAGCACTCAGGGGCGCCGGCCCGCGAACATCACTTAATAGATGTACTACGAATCGTATAAGAATACAAGCACGTCGCTAAGGCTTGTGCCTAAGTTTCTCCAACACGCAAGATAGAAAGCCGCCGTGCGCTTCGATGCCTTTCGACCCCGAACGCTACGGCACCTCTTCCAATTTCGCCCACGCCTTTTCAGGCGTCCCAGCTCTTCTGAAACTGCGCCTTAGCCTCTTCCAATGTCGCCACCCGATCCGCGCGCGTCATCGGACCGTTAACGGTTAGCGACCAGAACCAGCGCAGACTCTCGGGACCGCCGCGGGTCTGGTAGATGCGGCCGACATCCCACTCGCCACAGTAAACAGTGTAGTCAGGCCGGTCCTTATCGATCGCGGAGCCGAGGCCAGTCGGGCGGAGCTTAAGGGCGTCTCAAGGCTTTGGTGGAAGCTTCGATATCAGCTCAGGCCAAACAGTCTCCACCACTGCCCTTATTTCCTCCGTAACGACGTT